CATCATGTAGGTAACAGCACCATTTATGTTTACTAGTTTTGCTTTCATTTGACGTTCAATGCCCGTCATTGGATGTATTTGTTCTGGCCAGTAGTACATAGATGGCTCAATACGCTCACCTTTGTGTACACCTCTTTGATAAGCCTTTTGATTAACACGATTCTTAATTGAATCTAATAAACGATCATCTCTTCGAGATCGCATTGTTCCCAGATAACCATCTGGATACTCTGCTGATGGAATACGACCAACACCCATGCGGGATGCATCCATAGAGTCACGGGCTATAGGTGTTCCTGCACCACCTTGATTGTTATAACCGTAAAGACCGCCACCACCCAATGATTGCCAATTTTGTGATGCGGAAAGATTACTTACTCCACCAGCCATTACACACCTCTATTTCGGCGATTTTTTGCAATTGTTGCATAAACTTCATTTACTGAAATTTTCTTACCTTTGTATGTAGAGCCTCTGCTTATTTGTGATTGTTCTGCAAAATCCTGAGCCTTTGGTTTTGGCTCCATTCTTTCGTATTCTGCAGTTCGGTGTGCACTTGCTACAAACTCTGGATTGGATTCAACACCAGGAACTTTGCGCCCAAAATAAACGTTACCACCTTGTGAACGTCTTACATCTGTTCCACCTAAGTCGTAGCCCGCAATTTGTTTATTTTCTACGCCAGCCTTACGTGCTTCTGGAAGTGTCTTGTGTTTAACACTGATGTCAGCAAATATTTTTCCGCCAGTTTTCCATGCGCCTTGATAAACATCACCTGTTGCTTTTGTTGCATGTTCTTCTTTAAAACTTTTTGCTTGCTCTGCTGTATATGGAGCATTTGTAATTTTTTCAGCACCAGGGACCGAAACCATAACTCCAGGACCAGTAGGAGATTTTCCAGTTTTAAAACTACGACTGGCTCCGCCTTGATTGGCTAACTGTGCAAACTGTTCATTACTAAGCATTTGGATTTGTACCCCCACGAGATGCGGGGACCGTTGGAGATGCAGATGATGCATCATCCCAATTAAATGTTGTACCAGCGGTCTTTTTAGATAATGACAAAGGTTTATCTCCACCAAGACTTCTGTTTCTCCATGCGGTTGCTTGAGCAGCAGAACCTGCTGTAGAAGCGCTAAATGATAATGGCGGAGTTGCGTCTGGCGTTTGTGCTGCCAATGAACTGCCGAACTGTGAATTCGACAATGACATTTTAGTAGGAAGAACCCATTCCGCCCTGGAAGTTAGGATTCTGACGTCCAGATACTGATGGAATAGTTCTTGCGTTTGTCATTGTTGAACCTGAACAAGGATCAATGCAAGGCATAGTTGCAGTAATTCTGTGTGCAGCACCCTTACGTTCTGATGCTTCAGCATTTGCTACTAACACATTTTTTCTATTTACTTTTGTGCCATACATTGGTTCTGCTGCTTGTGTGTTTTTCTTTGGCATTAATTTACCAACAGAAGGTGTACCACTTACATTAGTAAAGGTTGCATTTGCACCTGATGGTGTATATTGATCTTGGCTCATATCTTTTTTCATTTTACTACCTGCTGACTCTAGATGGTTTGAAGGCATACCCATGCGACGACGCATTGCATGACCCATATCTGTCCAATTTGCCATGGTGACTCCTTAATGTAGGTATAAGGATAGAACTAAATTAACTTGCTGTAATGGCGAATACGATGGCGGAAATTTCTCCGTCACGGGATTCAATAGTAGTAAAACCTGGTTTGCAAGTTAAATCTAGGCCTCTAGGAGCCACGTATCCTCTAGATATAGCAATTGCTTTTACTGCTTGGTTTACTGCTCCAGCACCTACTGCACGTAATTTTACTTCGTGTTTTTCATAAATAGCATGAGCGATTGCCGATGCAACACTTTGGGGATTTGAACTTGCACTAACTCTTAAAAATGGTTCATCATGAGAAACAGTAACTTCGGGTGTAGTTGTCATATTTGGTAGTCCTTTGAGTCGAATTTATGTACCGCTCCTAGAACATAGGGTAAGGCTAAAGTCTGGGGGCGTCTCTGTATTTGAGGTCCTTCATTTGTTCGGCAACTGCCTTCTCGACCTCGTTATAGAAGTTTTTTCCTAAGAGCCTTGCAAGAGCGTAAGAATCTGCGGCATTATCATCATTAAATTCTATGCCCCACCTCTTATATATTTGCAATAACATCTCTTGTTTTTTAGCATTTCCTTTACCTGCTGCAAATTTTTTAAGAGTCATAGGTGGAACTTTTAATGGGTACTTTCTTGGATCACCCTCATCAAAGTAATCAAAGATTGCTAGACGAACTGTGGCTGATAACTCTCCAAGCACAAGGGCGGCATGGCTAGCAAGGACTGTTCCTTCCATGGCTATGTCTAAAATTGTGTTATTGTTTTCTTCTAAGTAATCAAAATGATCTATTAGCCATTGTCTAATATCGGCAAGTCTTTCTATACCAAAATATGGAGACTTGTAAACCCAAGTAATATATTTTGTTGGATCTTCAAATTGTAAAGCAGTTAAAGCAAATCCAGTTAATGATTGATCAATCCCTAAAGTTACATCGCAGTCTTTTGGTAACTGACCATCAATCGCTTTGGTTGGCACGGCGGTTTCTTTCATCTATTACCATTTGAACAGTCCCTAGATAACCCGCCCCGTCAACTAAGTTGTCTCTCTTTTGTTGATGTACTTCACGACAAATTTTTACCCAAGCCATTGCTAATCCAACTTGTTCTTCAGTTACATCTGTGCCAAAAATTACTTCCCAGCCCTTAGCAATGCGATTAAAATTGTCTAACGGATGATCGTAAGACTTATTACGATCACCCGTTATCAAACGCTGTGCTTCTTCAAGCACGGTTTCGTTATGGAACTCTGACATACCGCCCAGTCACAAATTCATTCTTTGTTTCTGTAGTTGTAGCCATAATTGCATTGAAGGTCTCATCAAAGGTTGTTTTTCGATTTAACAACCACCATCCTGCTAGTGCTGCTGCAGAGTTTGATGTACCAACAACAAACTTAGTAGATCCATCTGTAAGTTTTGTGTAATAACGAGCATTCAAATAGAAATCTACTTGACCCTGAGCACCGTTGCTATATCTTGCGATATACGGTGCAGCATTTGGATCATAAGCATTGGTGCCAGTTCCATTCCATGGATTATCAGTTGCACCAACTGCTACAGAGTCTGGCAAACATGCTGGTGAGAATACGGCTCTTCTATTTGAGTCATTACCAACTGCGGTAATGACAGGAACATTTGCCGCCTTTAATGTTGCAATTGACTGCGCCATTCCAGCAGGAACTCTACAGTTACCCATCACAGCACCCTGTGCTAGTAACACTACTGAGATGTTGTACTTCTCTCTGTTGGTAATAACCCAATTTAAAGCAACTTGTACATCATTTAAACTATAAAGACCTGCAACTCCTGCTGGAGTCATTCCTACAATTCGTATTGGAATAATCTTTGCAGATGGATTTACAGCCGTGACAATAGATGCCATCTGTGTTCCATGATTTAGTTGTCTATCTTGAGTTGGAGCAATGTTTGCTGCTCCTGGTCCTTCCATGCTTGATTGAAGGTTTGGACATCTTGGAAGATTAATTAAACAAACCTCATATGCAATGTTGTTAGCAAATAAGGATGTAGCAACTCCACTATCAATGATTGCAATAGTTGGCTCGCTGTTTGCTTTTGCAGGTGATATAAGTCCAGTTATTAAAACTAGAACTAGCATCAGTATTTTTTTCATGTTATGTATGTATCCCTCCGTCCCCCTCGGGACTCGTTTGTTCTTCTTGTTATTTCCCTCGAAACTAAAGTGATGTCCCGTTCTTGATTAGAAAGCATCATCTCTAATATCTTGCGATAAGCATATCTTTCTTCATAGGTATCTCCTAATTGGAGAATCTCTGGGTCAGTAGCAATTTGAGCCTTGGCTAAACTTACCGTTGAGCCTTTTGAAGCAGCACCCATCTTAGTTATAAGTAACTTATTCTCAGCCAGGTCTAAGGCTCGTTGAGCCTCACGCTCACGTAGTTGAGCCTGAACTAACTGTGAAGCCAGGTAATCAGCCCAGCCAGTTAGTGTGGTAAACATCACAGCCAAATCTTCGCTGCTTAAGTCCGTTATATCAGGAGGCAGAGTTGCTTGTTCGTACTGTGGCTTAGGGAGAGCAAGTCCCTTATTCATTATTACATCTATTTCGTTCATGCTTTTCCAATTGCATTACAGGACTTACATCCATCTGGATTAACATTACAGTCAGGTGAAACACCTGCCTCAACTGCGTTTATTACCTTCTGTGCAGCATTAAATATTCTTTCAACAATGTAATAGTCAGACTTAATTGTGAACTCTTTATAATCTTGATCTGCTTTTAATTCATAGATAAATACAATCTCATTTGGAGCATCATCGCCAAATTGTCTCTTGGCTAACTCTAAGTACATCTGACCTTGGAGTAAGTGAGTTCTAAATGGGCGACGGATATTCTTCCAAGCCTTTGTAAGATCTCCATCTGCATCATAAAGTAACTCTGGTGCTTCAAACCTAAGAGTTCCTGCACCTATAGATTTAATTTCTATAAGGCAATCATCGCCAAGGCCCTTGACCCAACCATCTGCATGGCCATGAATACGAAGAGGTTCATAAACTAAGGGAACTTCTTTGTACTCAAAGACTGAAGGGCCATTATTTACTTCAGAACTGACTCCCCATTCAGATAAATTGTCTGTTTCACAGTGCCACTTTCCATATAGCACTCCCATATCTGCTAATCGGTTCTGCCATTTAGCATGAATATAGTGACCTTCATCAAAGATATTTTGAAGTCTAAGATTAGGCTTTTCTTTCTTTGCCTTACCACCGTTTAATAAGTAGTAGGCATACTTGTGACACCAATCAGCCTTGATGATCTCTGATGGGTGAAGTACATCAGTACGTCGGTCTGACTCTGGTTGTCTCATTAGGTGACGTTCTATCTCACCTATTAATCTAGTATCAGCCTTCTTTGTATCAAGGAATTTCTGTAACTCTGTCTTAGGGGTTGCCATTAGTATTCCTTATCTGTACTGAAAATAAACTCTTTTAGGGACATTTTCTTTTTGTATTTCTTTTGCCACTTACGCATTAAAGCATTGCGCTCTCTATGGCTTAATCCACCCCAGATTCCATGAGGTTCATCTCTCTTGACTGCGTCCCACAAACATTCGGCACGTACTGGACAATGGTTTTTTCCTGTCTCACCAAAACAAAATGCTTTGGCCTTATCAGCAATGTCTTTGTACTGCTCTTTATCACGAGGAGGGTAGAAGATGTCGGTGTCTTGCCCCGAACATTTTGCTTTATATCTCCAGGCATACTCTGGTTCGTCCATGTATTAGGCATCCTTGACTTTCTCTAGCATTTCAATGAAGTCGTCTTCAAGAAGAACCACGTAGTTCTCCCCGTCTAGATGGATGCCAAGTACTGGCATTCTTCCTTCTAGAATTGCCTCTCTTACTATTTTCTTTAAGACAAGAGACTTTATCGTAGTCTGTTTTTTACCAGTCCACTTATGTTCAATCAGCAGGTCGGCTGATCTTACATCGCCTTTTCTTGACCAAAATGCCCCAGAGGCTGCGTTACG